GTCCCGACACAAACACCAGCGATGGTTTAAAAATAAACAATGCACCTACGATTTCACTAGCACCAGCCAAAAACAATACCCACCATTGTTAAATTTGCGACCCCCCATACCCCCTCCTGTCCCAGTTTATATTTTTCTGGGTTATTTGCGAAAGCCATCTGACCTGCGGTTATATAAATTGTTGGGTTTTTTCTGTTACCAACTTGTTCGGTAACGCCTTAGTTATAGTATAGGGCATTTTTGTAGGTTGGCTGGCTTAAAGCCAACCAGCCAACGCTATAGTATTATAATAATATTATAGATAGTATTATAATTATAATATATTATTATATTATACTATAGTATTATTTATATTATTATATATTATACTGGTTAGGCTTTAATAGCCGCCTAACACTAGCAGCATTATTCAAAATTTATGGTTTTAAAAAAGGGCGGATAGGTATGTCATATGGCTGCTAAAGCGGGACTATCACATCACCTAAAAGAAGAATCCGCCAAAAAGAAAAAAAATTTTTTAACCGCTATTTCTAACGGTATGGCTGTGAACGCCGCCGCCGATTTGGCTGGGGTCAAACCTGAGACTACACGTTATTGGATGAAGTCCGATGATGAGTTCCGTCTGGCTTTAGATGACGCCAAAATTGAACGTGACAATGTTCGCGCTGGGGCTAACGATGCCTCCAAGTTTCATATACCTTTTGAAGATTTCTCCAAAGAGTATTTGGATATGGCGGTTTTCCCGCACCAACAGAATTTCATTTCCCTTCTTGAAAAGGGTGAACCTGCCTGGGTCCACGATAGTATGGTTTACGAACCTGCTACCCGCAACCGTGTCCTAATCAACATTCCCCCTGAGCACGCCAAGTCAACAACTATCACAGTTAACTATTCAACGTATCGTATAGCCCTTGACCCAAATGTGCGTATCATCATTGTATCAAAAACTTTGTACAAAGCCCGCGAGTTCGTTTACGCAATCAAGCAAAGACTATCCCACCCTAGGTGGTCCAAGTTACAAAAAACTTATGGTCCTGATGGTGGTTGGAAAGACGATGCTGATACCTGGAAAACTGACACAGTGTACCTGGGTTCAGAAACTAGGGACTCATCTGAAAAGGACCCTACCCTTCAAGCACTTGGTATGGGTGGACAAATTTATGGTGCCCGCGCCGACCTCATTATTCTTGATGATTGTATAACTGGTGCTAACGCCCACGAGTGGGAAAAGCAAATCAAATGGTTACAACAAGAAGTAATCACACGTCTTGGTAAAAATGGTAAACTTCTAGTTGTAGGCACACGTATTGCTTCCAACGATTTGTACAGGGAACTTCGTAATCCTGAGCATTGGTCTAGCGGCAAATCACCTTTCACATATTTGGCTATGCCAGCGGTTTTAGAAATGCACGATGACCCCAAAAACTGGGTAACTTTATGGGCGCGTTCCGATAGACCTTGGGACGGCGACGATGACACCACACCTGATTCTGATGGATTATACCAAAAGTGGGATGGTCCAACGCTCTTTAACAGACGCGCAGAAGTTACCCCCTCAACTTGGGCAATGGTTTATCAGCAACAAGATGTTGAAGATGATTCCATATTCCCACCACTTGCAGTAACTGGTTGCATTAACGGTATGAGAAAAATTGGTCCGTTAAGTTTCAAAGCACCAGGGCACCCTGACGGTGGCACATTTCGTATTGTTATGGGCATTGACCCCGCTATGTCTGGGGCAACCGCAGCAGTAATTGTGGCAGCAGATATTGAAACTAATGAACGTTATGTTCTTGATGCCATCAATATGACTGAACCAACCCCAGCCAAAATCAGGGAACTGATTGAGGAATGGACTTTAAAATATCAACCCAATGTGGTAGTAGCGGAGAAAAATGCCTTCCAACTTTTCCTCACGAAAGACGAAGCGATACGAGACTTTCTATCTTCAAGGGGAATCCAATTTCGTGAGCATTTCACTGGCAATAACAAATGGGACGTTGACTTCGGTGTTGCATCTATGGCTCCACTTTTTGGGATTGTACGAGAAGGAAAGTTTGAAAAAGACTCAAACCTGATTCACCTTCCATCCACTGAACGCAGTGAAGGTATGAAAGCATTAATCAACCAGTTAATTATCTGGAAACCTGATATGCAAAAGAAACAACCTTCAGACACTGTTATGGCTTTATGGTTCACCGAACTAGTTATCCGTGAATGGTTAGAAAGAAAAAATTATACCCAACGCTACACATCAAGTCGTTGGCATTCTGTTAAACAAGTAAACACAAGACAAATTGTTGACCTAGATGAACTTTATGCTGAACAACAATCTGAAACATTCTACAACTAAGGAACTTAGTGGCTCTTAATATATCGCAGATAGCAACCAAGGTTGAGGCATTAAAACGCCGCAATCAAAGTCGTGACGCCAGAATGGCAGACGTTTTAGAAGTACGTAGGGGAAACCTTGTAAGCGTATATCCTGAAATGTTCCCAGAGGGTGCAACAAAAGCAATGATTGCCAACTTTGTTGACGTAGCCGCAAGAGACGTATCAGAAGTTTTAGCCCCACTACCGTCTTTCAATTGCACAACAACAGATAACTCATCTGACCGTGCAAAAAAATCTGCTGACATCAGAAGCCTAATTGTTAACAACTATGTTCAAGCATCACGTTTACAAACCCAAATGTATCAAGGTGCAGACTGGTACGGAACCTACGGTTTCTTACCTATTGTTATTGAAGCCGATTGGGAAAATAATCTTCCACGTATACGTGTAGAAAACCCACTTGGTGCATACCCAGAATTTGACCGTTATGGTCGTGTAGTTTCTTACACTAAACGTTACAAGAAAACTATTGCAGAACTTATCACAGAGTTCCCAGAGTTTGAAAAACAAATCCTCAACGGATATAAAATGAACGAAGTTGATATTTATGCTGATTTAGAAATGATTCGGTATGAAGACAAAGATGTTATTCTTTTATATTTACCTGACAGAGGTAATCTAGTTCTTACCAGCGCTGACAACCCAATGGGTGAAGTGATGGTACGTGTTGCTAAAAGACCTGGAGTTGATGAAGAACCACGCGGTCAGTTTGATGACGTGCTATGGGTTCAAATCGCTCGTGCTCGTTTCGCACAATTGGCAATGGACGCTGCAGAGAAATCTATTAACGCACCATTGGCAATTCCTAACGATGTGCAAGAATTTGCTTTCGGTCCAGATGCAATATTAAGAACTGCTCAACCGCAGAACATTCGCCGTGTAGGCTTAGAGGTTCCACCTGCTGCGTTTCAAGAAGCAGAAATCTTACAACGTGAAATGCGCATTGGTGCAAGATACCCTGAAGGACGTTCAGGTGTTATTGACGCATCAGTTATTACAGGACAAGGTGTGCAAGCACTCCTTGGCGCATTTGATACCCAGGTTAAAACTGGTCAACAGATTTTGTCAGACGTATTTGAAGACGTTATTAAATTATGTCTCAAAATGGATGAAAAAATATTTCCTAAAGAAAAAAGCGTTGTTGCCACATCTGGTGGTGCACGCTTTGAATTAACATATTCTCCACGTAAAGACATTCGTGGTGATTATTCTGTACAAGTACGCTACGGTTTAATGTCAGGACTTGACCCAAGCCGTGCACTAATTTTCTCATTACAAGCATTAGGCGCAGATTTAGTATCAAGAGATTTCGTTATGCGCGAACTCCCTTGGTCAATGAATGTTGGTGGGGAACAACAATCAATTGACATACAAAAAATGCGCGACAATTTAAACGCATCTATTGCTGGACTTGCACAAGCAATTCCACAGTTATCCGCACAGGGACAAGACCCAGGTTCATTAGTTATGAACATTGCTGACGTAATCAAAGAGCGACAAAAAGGTACTGCAATCGAAGACGCTGTTAAAAAAGTCTTCGCACCAGCACCTGCTCCTGCGGCAGCACCACAAGTTCCCCCTGCTGAGATGACTGCTCCTGTCGGGCAACCTGTCCCCGCTGCCCCAGTTGAAGCGCCTCCAGGGGGTCCTTCTGCACCACAACAGGGCACACCTGATATCGGAACATTACTTTCACAATTAGCAGGTCAATAATGGCTAAAGAAGTCGTTTCAGGTATTGGTAAAAACGCTAAACGTGTTGACAAAAACATTTCTGCAAGAACAACTCAACCTATTCGTGATATGGGTTCACAAAAATATGGTGAAGGTAAACAATTGATGGACCAACAAAGAGGTGCAAGTTTGCAAGGACAGCCAACTAACGTTCCTAAAGTTGATGTTGGTGCTGCCCCAACCGCTAACCCAGGTACTGTTCCTATCACCGCTGAAACTCAAAGACCTAACGAATCACCTGACACTGGTATGCCTTTTGGTGAAGGACCAATGCCAGCAGATATTGGTTTAAATCTTGGAACTGGTGAACCTGATTCACCTCAAAAAAATGATTTAGCAAAACTATCTAACTATCTACCAATGATTGAACGTGCAGCCAACTCAGCGGATGCACCAGAATCATTAAGGACATTTGTTGACTATTTGAAAGGGATGTAATTGGAAACTCCTCAATGGGCTACAAATTTCGGCAAATATTTAACAGCATTAGGTAACGAAAATGCAGGACTTGGCTGGGGATTAGTACACATACCTTCTTTAACAGATGAAGACCACGACGAAATCATTAGAATCATAACAACGGAATATAATCAATGAGTTTAATTTCAGATTGGGCAGTTAATACTGCGCGTGGAGTAGGTAATGTTTTAAATACCTATTATGAAAAAGTTTCCAAACCAATTGGTCGCGGAATAAGCACAGCAGCATTACTTACAGATAAAGATAATCCTGTTTATAAAGACGGTTTTCAATTATCTGACGTTGGTGAAACATATAACAAGTATGCCAAAGATATTAGCCCAGGACAGGCTATTTTTGGTGCATC